CACGGAGATAAACCGTCTCAAAAAGCTCTTAATTAATTAACGTTGTTAACTAATATACAATGGAATTAATGACTAACGCGTTGTTGTCAGAAACGCCGGATTGGTCGTCCGCTATCGCAGATATCTTCAAAAGATTGAAGACAAAATCTAAATTAGAGAGGAAGAAACTTCTCTCCCCAAAAATAGACGATAGTGGAACCAATTTACAAATGGTTACCTTATGCATCGAAACGATTATCGATGTCATGAGGATTTATGGGTTAGCAAGACCCTCTGGAAAGAAGACGTGGGACAAACAGAAAAGGAATCTTTTCCGTCGCCACTACCAAGCTTCCATTTCCGAAAGCATTAATCTATGGATGGACTATGTCGGCATAGGTAACTCTACCAAGTGGAAGGACCTCATGAAGTATAAACTTTGTGCTTTCTTTGCTTGTGTGTTCAGTCAAGACTGTCCACCGGTACCCAAGGGACTAACTGGCAAGTTAGCGTGCCCGGGATTTTTACTGTGTGGAGTTTTTAAAAACTGGATGAGACAGATTCTTTCTTCCAATAGGGAGAATCTGGAGAGTTTTGCCGTCTCAATCCTTCAATCAAAGAAAGGGGCTCCACCCCTTTCCGAGAATGCTGTGCTAAAATCCCGATTTGACACTTTCGTTCAACTAACTAGTGAACCAAAGCAAATGGGAGCCTTTACTCTTGAAAGGCCTTGTAGGTCTGAAAATGAGTGGAACATGGGCAAGGACCTGGACTGGATGATCCAGCAGGAACCCCAAGCATTGAAATTGAAATTCAATGATGTTCCGGTCTTAGGATGGGAATCTGAATCAGGATTCAGTAAGTCCGAGGGCCTAAGAGGTCACACAATCAACCGGAAAACGGTAGAAGAACAGCTTCGTAGAACAGCCAGGGAAATCTTTAAAAATAAAAAGATGACGCCTGAGGATATCTATAAAGCTTTCGTCCCATCATCTAGTGCCAATTATAACTATTCAAGAGGCAATATGGGAGCGATAGGTTCGTTCTATGATAATGTCCCTGAGGCAGGGAATTGTCACAGTCTCCTCAAAACTGATATTGGGTTCACTACCCTTCATGAGGAACTGCCAACAATGTACGGTAAGCAACTCGTTGAGCAGAAAAGGGAACTTGAAGAATCCCTCTACAGTGAAGATCCTCTCCTGAAACAAAAGGACAAGGAAACTGTTGGTTTGCTCTTTGATGCCACCGAAGTGGAAGAGAAATGGAAAGGCGCATATGATCACCTTTGGTTCAAGAGTTTTAATGAACCACCCGTAACGAAAACCGTCGGGTTAACGGAACCTCTTAAGGTTCGAGTGATTACATGTGGACCACCCATACTGTATACAGTTATGAAACCGTTTCAGAAGTACCTTTGGAAGACTTTAAAAAGTATGAAAGTCTTTAGATTGATTGGTGAAACGATCACTGCGGAGAATATCTTTGAGTCCCTAGGATTCTTACCAGAAGGGTTTGAATTCGTTTCAGGCGACTATAAAGCTTCTACCGACAACCTACATTCCTGGGTCTCAGAAATCTTGAGTGAAGAAATCATGGGTTGCTTAAGTGCAAATTCTTTGGATGTCAATCCTGAATTTATGGCACAGGCCTCGATTCTAATGAAGAGGTCATTAACGCAACATATACTCGAGAATCCTATATGTGGATTAGAATATGATGATTCCTATGGAATAGACAGGGATACTTTTGAAAAGTATAAAGTGGTCGCTGCACTATTGCAGAAAGAAGGCCAGCTCATGGGCTCTATAACTTCTTTTCCTTTCTTATGCATAGCTAATGCTGCACTCTGTCGTTACGCAATGGAAATTTCAGAAAACCGTAAATGGTCACTAAGAAATGTCCCTCTATTGTGTAATGGCGATGATTGCATCCTCAAAGTAAGAAAGTGTATCGGACGTCTAGCGTGGGAAATGGTTACCAAGTTCGGAGGCTTAGAAAGCTCAGTTGGTAAGACCTATTTCTCTGATAAGTTCGCTGTAATGAATTCTGTTCATTTCAATTACAAGCCAGCTTCTTGGACAGAAGAGGCAACAAACCCTTTTCGGGAAGTCAAATACGTAAACTTAGGTCTTGTTTACGGACAGAAGAAGAGTGGTGTCAGGGGGAAGCCTGTAGAGGCCCTTGGCGCGTTGCATCACAAGTTATTTGAAACCTGTCCCTCTCATTGTTGGAAGAGGGCAAATCGAAGATTCTTAAAGGTGAATCGCAAAATTCTTAGTGAATTCCAATTACCTTGGTATCTCCCGAAATGGTGTGGAGGTATCGGCTTAAAGCGGCCAAACGAGCATGATAGTTCATATGATCGAATCATTGTCTTCTCGATAATGAAAACACTCAAAGAGAAGGGAACCTTTTCCCTTGATCATGATGTCCCTAGATTCGTGAAGGATGAACCCAACTGGAGAATGTTCCTGTTGGCTCAGAGGGATCTCCGGAAGAGTTATGGATGGATGGATAAGCAAGCTTATCGAACCATAATCTATGACGATACCGAAAGAGATCTCGAATCAGAGGCTTTGAAGTTGAGGAATTGGATGATTGTCGAACAATTATTCACAAAACCTTTGGGATTGGCTCTCGGACATACATATAGTGATCCGGAGGATGAAGCCAATAAGCTGTACACGGAACCTGATCCAGGTCTCGATAGTCGGAAACGTAAAGTCCGAAACCATAACGAGAATATGTGGAAGTTCCATAATAAAAAAATCATATCTGATCGTCAATTATTCGACGAATGCCGGCGGAATGCACCGACCGATGAGGAAATAGAAACCTTGAGATATGACTACAGCATCCCAGTCTTCGATGTACGGGTCTGAGTGCCCAGTTGCCTCCTTTAGGAAGGAGAGGGGATGGTCATCCCTTAAATTCAATATTATTCGACGTCACTCATTGACGGACCTAATTCTAATCTAAGAGACTTTTGTTACAAACATTTAATAGTCCCTACTTAACGCAGTACTGCAGAGGAATGCTCATACAGGATGTATGGGTGTAAACCTTGAACGGAAAGATCGTTTCGTATACTATTAAAGCTCTTCGTGATAGTTAAAGTCCATCAAGACTACAAGTGGTGGTTGAA